AGTGTCGGTCTACGAAACCGAAAGTCAGATGTTCAAATCATCTCAGGCGCACCAACAGTGGTAAAGGAGAAGAAATGGAAGACATGATTAGAGAAGCGGCATTACAACATGCTAAGGGTGAGTTAGAGAAAGCAAGGGTAAATGTGCATATCTATCTTTCTAATCCAGTTGGTATTGGTGAACACAGTGATGTGATTGAAGCCATTCAAGTTGAACTTGACAAAATGGCAACTGCTAGTGATCGCATTGAAATGCTAAATAAGCACTTTCCGGTATAATATTTTATGAGAAAGAAGCCTGACGATTTTTGGTATGGAGAACACTTTGCATGGTATGTAAAATGGGCAGCCACAGTTGCTATTTTAGTATCAGTTACTTTTCGTCAAGCTGGTGTAGACTGGCGGTTACTTGATCTAGGTTTTGGTGCTGTCGGCACCGCACTATGGTTATGGGTATCGATCATATGGAAAGATCGATCTCTTATAGTATTGAATAGTGTTATGTTGATTATGTTAGCCTCAGCATTATTACGAGAAGTGTAATGAGCGAGTGTGGTGGAATTGGTAGACACGCTAGATTTAGGTTCTAGTGTCGCAAGACGTGGAGGTTCAAGTCCTCTCACTCGTACCAAATACTCTGAGCGTAGTCTGTCACGTGTCAGAGGGATTAGGGTAAGACAGACTAGACTTATATTGGGCGTCGGTATAAGTCGAATTGAATCTTTACTGAACATCAGGTAAGAGATAGGGCGCCCCGAATTATGAAAGGATAATTTATGTTTACTGCACTAGTACTAATATGTCTGAACGGAGATATTGATGATAAGTGTCTCGTATCAAAGCATCCAGTTATTTTTGAGACAAAAGAGTCTTGTATTGAAATGATAGCTATGGGTATAAGGGGTAAAGTATTTCATGGTAAAGATCCAACAACTAATCAAGAATGGTCACCCATTGAGTGGAAGTGTGTAGACTGGATTGAAGATAAAATAGAAGTGTAGGAAAAGGGGCTTTCGCCCCTTTTCTTATTTCTTAGTCCAAGCTTGTGCGCCAAAGAATGCGGCGACAATACCGGCAACAGCGATAAAGTATACCCCTGCCATATCTCCTAGAATGTCACCAGCTTTCTCTAGACCAATTACGCTAGAGCCTACTACTAACACTGGATAAGCCAGCATACCATATAGTGAGAACCATGCCATCTTACGTTGGGCATCTCTCATTGCATCCTGATCTTCAAGTTCTTTTCTCTTGAACTCAAGATACATTGCTTCTTCTGCTTTAGACACTTTCCCGTCTCCGTTTGTATCTGCGGGATGATGTCCACTTGTTTTCAATTCTTCTTCCATCTTATTTTTCCTTTTTGATGATAGTCCAGGCGCCATATCCAATAGCACACCAAGCGGCGATATTTGCCAGCGGACTTGCAAGTAGAATGATACCACCCACAACAACCAAAGCAACTCCGTCAAGCGTTGTACGCTCAAGTAATCTACCTTTTAGCCAGTTCATTTTCCAACTCCTTTATTCTAGTTTCTAAATCATCGAAGCCCGCAAATTCACAGAGGTCTTTTGATGGATGTGCCATCTCCTCTAATTCTTCAATACGGTCTTCTAAGTCATCAATTTTTTTGGTGACATACGGGTACTTTTTTCTCCATGCATCCGTTGGTTGATCAAACCATGTCCACCCATAACGATCTCTCACAAAATCTAATACACTATCAAACTTGGCATAGCACCATAGTCCTGCTCTAGTGTCTTTGAAGTATGCGAGAAAAGCGGCACCAAATACAGATCCTAAGATCGCTGTATAGATCCAAAGGGTGTCGCCTAATAGCCTATCAATCAGTTCCATCGTTACACTCCGTATACTTTACGTAGTGGTTCATACCATGGTCATATGCTCCATCAAATGGAACGCCTTTCTGCCATGCACGAATTCTACCACGCCACTGATCCTTCACTCTCTGCCACCACGACATGTTTCTAATGTTGCCGTAGTAGTTGATGTATCTAGATGGACAGTGATGTATATATCCCATAACAGCAAATGGTACAGAAGGTACAACATCGTTGTTATTTACGTGTCTGAAGTGTGGAGTCTGAAAACTTTTAGTAAACTTTCTAGTTCCTACTCTGGGTGAGCCGTAAGTGTACAATGCATCTACTATGCTATCTAATCTACTAGTAGCGATAGTTGCCATTGCACCACCAAGAGAGTGTCCGCAAATGAATACTTTCTTGCCTTCTGCGTTTGACAGAAGTTCGTTGATGCTATCCCAGATTTTATCTACTTCAGTTTGAAATCCATTATGTACCCAACCAGAGCCGTTGTTGGCTCTATCTGGCATTGCGTTTAGGTCTGCCTTGATATCAGAAAACTCTGACGGTTCAGTTCCTCTAAATGCTATGATGAACTCTTCTTTGTTCCACATGACGTGACACTGAGCGCCATCGTTCTCTATGAATTTGTAGTTCTTATAGCCTAGGGGAGTGTATAGTTTCTTTGCTTCCTTGCCGTCAAGATAAGCATATTGTGCCATCAAAGCCATTCGATGACAGTGTGATTCGTAGTTCATATATTACTCCATAATTGGAATCTATTAGATATTTATGAAATAAGTGTCTTGACAAACAAGGTTTTATTGTGTAGAATAGCATAATAAAGGAGAACGGTATGACCACTTGTTGCCCTAATACTAAGGTAGCACGTACAGAAGGCATAACATATGCCGGTGACTTTTGTTTCAGATATGTCTTGACATTCTGTACAAAATGTGGTATGATATATCCAGTAACCTCAAATTTTAGAGATGGCAAAATTATGAACGAGACAAGTCTAAGAGAATTGTTTCTTGAGTACATTGAGAAGCAACGCAAATTCGAATTGAAAAAGTTTCACTTTGGTTCTGATGATCCAGAAGTAGTAGACGCACAGCAAGAAGCCAATTCATATCGGCGTACTATTCTAGACCGTCTAGAGGAGATTGAGACATGAGTATGCATATGATTCAAGGCGTCAGAGCGCCAGTCAAGAAACGCAAGGCTGTAAAGATCAATATGGCTAAAGCAGAGATTGACTGGCGCAGATATAACAAAGACATGAGGCGCAAACACATGCACTCTTGTCAGTTCGAAACCCTTGATGATTACGTTGCATATATATCTGGTAAGCTAAAACCCAAAAAGAAGGAATTTGTGCCATATGAACCGCCGACAACAGTTTATGAACAGAATTATCCATCAGTCACGAAGACGGGCACAGTTCATGGAATTCCATCAGGAGGAACAAAAAAAGAGTCACCTGTCTACACAGGAGACTACATCGTCGGTATCGCCACAATGCATAAGTCCAATCTCGTTCCGGTCACAAGAGATCAAGACCCAGTAGAGTATGCCACTATGAGGAGAAACTAAGTGTCATTTAGTTTGAAAATTAGTTACGAACAAGCAGATGAAATTGCTATCGCATCTATGATAGAACACCTTCAATATCTGAAAGAAGACCTAGAACTTATTGAGTCTAAAGTCAGTCAACCGAGAGACTTACAGGATTATCTTGAGATATATGATACAGCTAAGTCTATGCAAAACGTGCTTGCGTATTATGGTAAGCACATCACTTTAGAGGAACCAAAAATTGAAACGTAAACCAGAGTATGTTGTTGTAACCTGCGTAGAGCAGTTTCGTAATCGATACGTTATTCCTGTGGAAGAGTTACAAAAAATGAATCCAGATGTGCCTGTAGATCCTTCTTGGGCATTAGATTCAGTAACCTGTCAAGAAGTGAAAGAGTTCAGTCAACGTCATGTTGGCGAACAAATAATTGATGCTCAAGTTTTACGTGAGCCCGAGGTGTTACAGTTCTTTGATGCTGATAACGACTATTTACAATCGTGGGACGAGGAGTTCAAACTAGCATGGATAAATCACTGGAAAGCGAAACCTTCCGAAGAGGAAGAGGCGAAGTTCGAAGAGATACGCCAGAAACATACGAGCGCCAAGAGCGATACCACGAATACGTCCTCAGAAGACTGAGGGAGGAGAGAGTAGAAAATGAACGATTATTTGATGAGGGTGTTCACCGCACTGTCGATCTTGTTCAACGTGATACTAGGGGGAAGTAGTAACCAAACGTTTTCTGCCAGAAACTATGAGCGAAAGCGAAGCGGTCAGTTACATTTAGTAGAGTTCATCGACATGATCTTCTACACTGATCCTGAACATTGTTTGGGGTCTTGGGTAAACTGGCAAGTTCGAAAGACTGCCATAGAGACATTTCAAAGAGAAAAGCGGGAGAAAGAAAATGGGAACAGAACCCTTGAAGAGCGATCAAGGCATTATATCTAAGCTGAGAACTATGGCTCATTGGACCACTAAAGAGCCTTGGACATCAATGGCAGATCGTTTTGAAGAATTAGTTGAAATTGAAAAGAAGCATAGGAAAAAAAGCGATGGTGAAAATTTGGGGATCTAACAATTGTTTGCAATGCATAGAAAGCAAAAATCTATGTGAGCAATATAAGTTAGACTATGAGTTCATCGATATCGAGTCTAGTATGGATGCTAAGATGGACTTCTTTATGAAGTTTCCTGGTATCAATGTTATGCCTCAAATCGAATGGAATGGCAGACACATAAAATCTTATAATGATTTTTGTTCTGAGATTGAAAACACAATAAATGGATATGGAGAAGAAAGAATATGACACGTGAAGATATAATCGCAAAATTGAAAGAAGGCTTTGTTAGCATTGAGTTTGACAAAGTAGACGGCACTCGCAGAGTAATGCTTGCCACTTTACAAGAGGAATCACTGCCACCAGTGCGTCCCGAAAGTGATAATGCAGATGCAGTCAAAACTCGTCCAACACCTACGACATCACTTGCTGTCTTTGATATGGATGCGGCTGACTGGAGATCGTTTCGTTGGGACAGACTACGTTATGTTGACGGAGTAGACTTGCCCAATGGCGTTCAATAAAACTACTGGAGTAAACGAAAATGGCAAGGGCGGTACAGAACTTATGGCTGCCCGCATTTTCAAAGATGTAAATCAATCACTCCTAGACCAGTTTCAGATCATACACTCACGTTTTGCAGACGTAGAGTTAGATCCCACTAAAAAGAAAATACTTGTTGTACACGATCTGCCACAAGACAGTATGTACGACAAGCTAGCCAATGGTGGGTGGGAACAGTTTGATAAGATTGTATTCGTAAGCTACTGGCAACAACAGATGTTCAATGCCTATCGTGGAGTACCATACTCTGCCGGTACAGTCATTCGTAATGCTATAGAACCCATCGAGGCGCATGAGAAGCCTACAGATAAGATACGTCTAATCTACTTCTCTACGCCACATCGTGGTCTAGACATTCTCTATGCGGCATATAGAGAGTTATCAAAAGAGTTTGAGAATGAGATAGAACTAAACGTCTACTCATCTTTTGGACTCTATGGCTGGGAAGCTAATGATAAACCCTATGCCAATCTGTTCAAGCAGTTACGTGATCACAGACACATCAACTACCACAAGTCAGTATCTAATGATAAGATACGTGAAGCATTGAAGCAAAATCATATACTGGCTTATCCTTCTACATGGCAAGAGACATCTTGTCTCACACTGATCGAAGCGATGAGCGCAGGACTGTATTGTTTACACTCATCACTTGGGGCATTACCAGAGACTTCGTTTGGTATGACTGCTATGTATGACTACAACGAAGATCCACAGCAACATGCTAATCAATTCTACAGCGAACTTAGAACTTCCATCTTGCTATATAAAAATAAGAACCAGAGAAAAGCTATCACAAAACGGTTAGCCAATGATAAGGTCATATGTGACTTTCATCACAATTGGTCGACCAGAAAGCTAGAATGGAACAATTTATTGAAAAGATTATTGAATTAGGGGTTGACAATGGTTTTGAACCATGCTATAGTGACTTGTAATTCAAAATAGGAGGAGCATATGGCTTCACAAAAACAAAAAATCCGTGAGCAGATCGCTAAAGATCGTGGACCTTTACCAAAGCCCAAGCGAAAGCGTAAGCCCATGAGTGAAGAACAGAAAGCGGCTGCCGTTGAAAGACTGGCTGCGGCACGTGCTAAACGTGCGGCTAAATCAGGCCCACCTAAGAATATCCATCCAGATGTTCTTGCGTTGCCTGATGATGATACGTTATCTGTAAAGAATGTCCGTGGCTGGATAAAAACGCAAAAAGACTTGTTGTCGGCTGCCCGTCAAGAAGTACGTGCTAACGTGAAGGGTGCTGTAGCAAAAGCATTGCGACACGAAGGGTACATCCGTAATCTTGAACGTTACATTCGTGACGGTGTTTACTTAGACATGTTCTACGGTGAGCATCAACAGAACCGAATCAAGAAAGTGTGTCATGTTATGGCATACCATCCTGACGGTACACCCAAGCGTTCATACGGAGTGTGGTATCCTGACCTTGGTGCGACTTACATCGGCCCAGGAAAGATAGAGCGTGACGGCGTGATCGAAGAAGTTGATTATGTCTGATAATGTCATCGACTTTCGTGCCCGTAGAGAACAGCGTCTAGCAGAAGCTATAGAAGTAAGAAAGCGTAAGATCGAAGAACTGGTCGAGCGTGAAGACTTTATAGCAGACTTCGCTATGGGTGCGACAATCGATATAGTCGAAGCCTCATATGAATGTGGCTTTGACGTTACCCAAGACCCTATTGCCATTCGTGATATTATGATGTTGATGGAATCAGTGTCATCATTACTGAATAGGACAAAGGGAGAACGAACTGCATTTCACGATGTCACAGATGGTGTATTTACCTGGGATGAACGTAAGTGCGAAGAAGTAATGCAAGATTTCCTGCAAGATACGGAAATTTTTACTTGACAAAGGACATATTCTATGTTACTATATAAAATCATAGATATGGAGAAATTATTATGATCTTAGTAGACCTAAACCAGGTTATGATCAGCAACATGATGGCGCAGATCGGTAACCATAAAAACGCAATGATTGATGAGAATATGCTACGGCACATGATCCTCAATACACTTAGAGCCAACCGCAAGAAATTTCATGCTGAGTTCGGCGAACTAGTCATCTGTGCTGATGACAAAAACTATTGGCGAAGAAAATCTTATCCTTACTATAAGGCTAATCGTAAGAAACATCGTCAAGAATCGGAGTTAGATTGGAATGCAATCTTCACGTCTCTCAATAAGATTAGAGACGAACTCAAAGTATACTTCCCGTACAGAGTACTACAAATTGAAACTGCTGAAGCAGATGATATCATTGGTACTATCGTACACAAAGAGGGTGTCGATCTAAACATTCCTGGTGCAGAACCTATTCTTGTACTATCGGGTGATAAAGATTACATCCAACTTCATAAGTACGCTAACGTAAAGCAATATGATCCGACACGTAAGCGTTGGGTAACACACTCATCACCAGAGAAATATCTCTATGAGCATATCATCAAGGGTGATGCAGGTGATGGCGTACCAAATATCTTGTCACCAGACAATTGCTTCGTAATCGGTGAGCGACAGCGACCAATTACACAAAAGCGACTAGAAGAATGGCAAGACATAAATAACATGAAAGATGAAGTGAAGCGTAACTACCTGCGTAACAAGTCCCTCATCGATCTTGGACAAATACCTGATTACATCAGAAATCAAGTCCTTGATGAGTGGACAAGTGAGAATGAGAAAGACCGTTCGCAGTTGTTGAATTATTTCATTCACAACAAACTAAAAAACCTTATGGAAGTAATCTCGGAGTTCTAATTATGAGTACAATATCCTTGGCTGAAATTGTAAATACAGCCTGTGAAATGAAAACAAAGGAAGAGAAAGTTGCGTGGTTGCAAAAGCACAATTCTAAACCTCTTCGTAATATTATGAAAATTATGTATGATAAAAGCTTGAAGCTGAACATACCTAATTCAGAGCCACCATACGTGGCTTCTGAAATGCCTGAGTCTCATGGTCTGTTGTATCGTGAATCTCGTAAGCTACAGTACTTCGTAGAAGGCTTTGGTGGTGACCACATCAAGCCTGTTCGTAGAGAACAACTGTTTATTCAGATGCTTGAGTCAGTGGATAAACAAGACTCTAAATTGCTGTTGAAAATGATAAAACAGAAACCACTAAAAGGTCTGACTGCTAAAGTATTGCAGGAAGCATTAGGTGATTTCATTCCTGTAAAGAGTTCATGAGAAGAGAAGATATAAATGTCCAAGCGCAAGAAATTCCGGAATTGGTACGAGGACGAGGATGTTGAGGATCGCAGAGACGAAGAGAAGTTTCGAAAGAAAGACTCTAAGCGATATGATGCAAAGAAGTCTGCCATTCAACGGGCCAGAAAGCAAAAGGCAAAACAAAAAAATTCACTTTTATCGTAAAATACCTCTTGACAATTTGGATCAGTAGTGTTATACTAACTGTGAAATAAAGAAAGAGGTATAATATGAAAATAAGTGAGAAGTTGATATTGACAGATTGTGATGGTGTTATTCTTGATTGGGAATACGCTTTCACTCAATGGATGATTAGGCACGGTTACAAGTGCAATGGTTGTGAAGACAGCTATGATATCCACACTAGGTTCAATATCAACAAAGCCGAGTCTAAGAGGCTTGTAAGAATGTTCAATGAGAGTGCGGCTATTAGAAAGCTACCACCTCTCAGAGATGCTATGAAGTATATAAAGAAACTTCACGAAGAGCATGGTATTATCTTTCACGCTATTACTAGCTTGAGTAAAGATCAGTATGCATGTCATCTCAGAACTAAAAACCTGATCGAACTATTCGGTCCAACTGCATTTGAGAAGTATGTCTATCTAGACACTGGTGCAGATAAAGATGAAGAGTTGGCTAAGTACAAAGATACTGGCTGCCTCTGGGTTGAAGATAAGCCTGAGAACGCCGTATGTGGCGCCAACTTTGGTCTTCAGTCTGTTTTGATTGAACACGATCATAACAAAGATTTTTATCACGAAGATGTGCAAAAAGTATCTTCATGGAAGGAAATCTATGAAATGATGATATAAATACCAGAGTGATGGTAAGTATTGAAGCAGTCCATCTAGGGCTGCTTTTTTTATAGGAGAATGGAAAGTGCCAATATACAGTTTTGAAGACACCGAAAACGGTGAACAATTTGATATGATGATGAAGATAGCCGATAAAGAAGCTTGGCTAAAAAAGAATCCCCACATAAAACAAATTATAACTAAAGCACCCGCCTTTAGCTATGATTCTGTGGGACTAGGTGCCCGTAAGACCGACGATAACTTCAACTCGCTACTAAAGCATATCAAGAAGGGAAATTCCAAGGGTACTACGGAGTCAACAATAAAAACCCGATAATAACAATAAGGACATTAGATGCCTGCAACCAATCAACGTATCAGCAAAAAGCAACGTAGAGTACTTAGACAACAGGGAATTTTAGACGAAACAAATCAACTAACATCAAACTTTCACATTAGTCCGAACATTAGGCCAATGACTGAGAATCAGCGAATAGCATTCGAGTCATGGCAAGATGGATATAATCTAATGATGCACGGAATAGCAGGCACAGGTAAAACCTTTCTAGGTCTGTACTTCGCACTCAAAGATATTAGTAAACAATCCAATAATAGGGACAAAGTCTTCATCGTAAGATCGACAGTCCCATCCCGTAACCAGGGTTTCTTACCTGGTAGTCAGAAACAAAAAGAAGCTGTGTACGAAGAGCCTTATTATGATATTGCAAGTAAGATATTTGCTAGGGGAGATGCCTATCAGATACTAAAACAGAAGTCGATGGTCCAGTTTGCTTCTACCTCTTATCTTAGAGGATGCACTTTTGAGAATTGCACTATACTCGTAGATGAAGTGCAGAACATGAGTGACGGTGAATTACATACTATAATGACACGTGTAGGTGAGAACTCTAGAATCATCTTCTGTGGAGACATCAAGCAAGATGATCTTACCTCAGAGAGATTGAAAGAAGAATCTGGCTTACGTGACTTTATGAGAGTGATTAGTCGAATGGATGAGTTTGATTTTATTGAGTTTGAAATTGATGATATTGTCAGAAGCCGCTTAGTGAAGTCATATATAATACAACGTGATAAATTAGGACTATAAATATGAGTACAGGTACATATATTGGTACTGCGAAAGTAGTAGAGGACACAGACGGCGAATTGCTGTTAGAGTTCGATGTTGAAACTCTCAATCAAATGGGTTGGGATGAAGAGACAATGCTTGAGTGGATCATTGACGAAGAAGAAATAACGCTAAGAGAGGCAAAAAATGGCAGAGACAAGACTGAGAGTATTTCAAAGGGCTAACGGTGAGCGTTTCGTAAAGCAGTTGACACAGGCAGAGTGTGACGCTTTCGTTGCGGATAATCCCGATCTTACACTGGTGCGATAATGCCAGGTAAAGGAATCACTAGAGCAGGAGACACGCATATTGGACATGCGTCCCCAACTCCTAACCCGTTTCACAAAACTGCTTATGTTGCTAGTACTGCTAAGGTAATGGCAGATGGGATTTTTGTGATTCGTTTAGGCGACTCAACTGCTTGTGGAGATCCTGTTGTAGGAGCATCTGCTAAAGTGTATGCTCAAGGTCAACCAGTTCATAGAATTGGCGATGCTACTGGTGGTCACGGATCATGGGTGCCTAACGCATCTGCTAGTGGCTCTATAAAAGTCTTTGCATCATAAGGTGACAATATGCCAACAAGTAGATATTCGCAAGTTGTGGAGTTGCTAAAAGCAGACGTTCCAACGAGATCACTGTCAAATACTTCTAAGTTGGCTCTTGTCGCTGAACTGAAAGCAGAACTAGATCAGGCTATTGCTAATGAAGAGGAAAATGCAAAGCCTGATTATGCTAATCTACTACCATTGGCGGCAGGTGAGCCAGACGCTACAGTAAAACAAAAGTTGACTGATGAAGCATATAGATTTACTGCTCCACTCTCTGAAGCTGAAGAAGATTTATTCAACTTCGTACCTAGAGGTTATATTGAGAACAACCCTGGATTCGACTCCTCAAATAACTGGGTAAGTTATCTTGGTTCGTATCCAAACCCTAATACCGGAGAGTATTCCTAATGACGGCTAATGCGGCGGCAAATAACGTACTAGTAGAAGACCTGATCGTACAAAGGTCAGCGAAGGGCACCGCACTTACGTTTGATGAGATGGACTTCAACGTCCGTACTATTGCTAGATATCTTGACTTAGTAAGTGGCGCCACAATTGGTAACCTACAGATCCTTCTAGATGATCTAGCCGCAGACGTAGAACTTTCCTCAAACAACTTTCAAGACTTTACTGATGCAGTTGCGGCTCAACAGTTAGCAGTCAACACACAAATCCAAGCAGTAAACGTTCTTATTGCAAATACCGTTGCTGAGTTAGAAGCTACTGAGGCTGCCATTCTAGCGCAAGTGAATACAGAAGTTGTGGCACTAAGATCGTTTGTAAACACCGAGGTTACAGACGCAAGAAGCGATCTACAGGTAGCGATCAACAACGCAATTCAAACTCTATCGACTGGTGTTGATACTACTATCACCACATCGATTGCGGCTGCCACTAACACGATCAACCAAAGTATTCAGAGTTCAAGAGACTATGCCAACAGCCTAGTGCAAGGGTCTATAGCAACGCTAAACACTGCCATTGCTGATTCTGCAAATACGCTACAGCAAGCGATACTAGAAGCAAAGGCAAATGTCGTTTCTCAGACTGCGGCTAGTTATGTCACACAGACTGAACTAGAGTCTACAGTAACATCCATCAACTCTGCTAGATCACTAGACTTATCAGTAGTAGAAAGCCGTGTTACAAATAACGTGACATCTTCTATCGCTACACTAGAAGAAACTTTCGCAAACACCACAACTGGTCTTGCTCAAAGCATCACAAGCCTCGACACTTCATTGCGTGATGATGTAAATACTCAGATTCAGGCTGTTATCTCTACTACAGAAACAGCGGTACGAAATGTAAATACTGCATTGACACAGCGAGTATCAAACCTTGCGACAAGTGTAAACAATACGATCAACTCACGTATTGGTGAAATTCTTGTTACCGTTGCGAGTTCGAACACAACCCTTGCTTCATCGATCACTGCTATCGAAGCAAACTTGGCAGAGAACTATGCCACGATTACTGACCTATCGTCTGCACAGACAGGATTACAAACTGCAATATCAAATGCAGTCACGCAGTTAGAAGCGCAGGTCAATACGACTAACCAATCGCTATCTTCTTCTGTGACAACATTGACGGACGCTATCGCTAACGCAGAGTCCACTTCTGCACAAGCAGTAACAGATTTGCAGGCAACAATAAGCAATACTATTAGTTCAGAAGTCACAACTCTTCAGACCGCAATTGCCGATCAGAATACCGCACTGTCTCAACAGATTAGTACATTGAGTTCTACAGTAAGCAATAATATTACTGCATCAATCAACACACTAGAGACTGCACTAGCGACTACAAACACTGCCCTTGTGGGTCGTATTAGTACACTTGAGTCATCTGTATCGAATACAATTTCTGCACAGATTACGAACTTAGCAAATACAGTTGCGACCCAGAATACTGCATTGACAACTCAGATCAGCCAGCTAAATGCAACGCTGAGTAACAACATATCAAGTTCTGTTTCTACGCTTGAAAGTGCTATTAGTACTACCAATACCGCACTATCACAACGAATAACAAATCTTGATTCAACACTAAGCAATACTATATCAGCTAGTGTGACTACATTATCGGATGCTATCGCAAACGAGTCTAGTTCTAGGGCATCAGCATTGTCTACAATATCTTCTAGCGTAGCAAACAATGCGGCAGACATTAGTACACTTGAGACCACGATATCAAATACCAATACTGCATTGAGTCAACGTATCACTGCGGTGGACACTGCATTAGGTAACACCATCTCAAGTGAGATTAGTAATCTACAGACCAGTTTGTCAAATGCTCAGACGGCACTTGCACAGTCTATTACTAATCTAAACACGCAACTATCTAACACCATTTCTACTGAAGTGTCTACGCTTGAGTCTGCTATCAGCACAGTAAACACTGCAATAGGTACACGTGCAAGTGATATTCTTGTGACCGTAGCGAACACTTACGCAACTATCACAGACTTACAGACCGCAGAATCAACAGCGAACACTGCACTAGTTACACAGATCAACAACTTAGAATCGTCTTTATCTAATACCATTAGTGGACAGATTACAAGTGTACAAAACTTAGTTGCCAACTTAGAGAGTTCTGTTGCTTCAGATTTTACTACCTTATCAACAAACATTGCGAATACATATGCAACTCAGACCTCGTTATCGACAGCGATCAGTAGTGAGTCACAGGCGAGAACTACTGCCACTGATCTACTCACAACTCAGTTGGGAAGTAATGTTCGTGGTCTAAACTTGAACGCACACTTTGATTTTGGATACGATCACTACTCAGAGAATCCAAGTAGTTTCGATGCCCCATCTGAAACCAGTAAATTCAAACTTGAGTCAGATGATTCGACTCCTGATGTTGTTACTGGTGGTGAAGCACTTAGAATTGTAGGACCTGCACAACTTTTCTATAGATATCATCTGCCTGTAGATACCACTAGAACCTATAGAGTTCGCATCAGAGTAAAGTCGATAGGTACGACTAATGCTAGAATGTATGCTGGTGTTGCGACTTACGATAGAGCAGGAACACTACAAACAACTTCACCCGGTACACACAGATACGGTGCGGCGTCAAATGTATATCTTCCTTCTGATAACACGTGGCGTGTGTATGAAGGACTATTCACTGGAGCAGGTAATAGCACACATAATCAATTTAGAAGTGGTACAGCATATGCCATACCTATGATGATTGTAAACTATCAGGGCAACAACTCTCACATTACTCTAGTAGATGAGTTGACTCTTGAAGATGTGACAGAAGCAGAAGACAACAAAGCATTTATTCTTACGGTGCAAGATGCTGTTTCTAATCTATCGTCCTCTACTGCATCTACCTTGACAACACTACAAACAAGTTTTGCAAACACATATGCCACAAAGACAGAGTTGGCAACAGTTGCTTCTAACGCCAATGCCGCCTCTGTGAGTGTTTTGAGTACAATGAGAACAGAAGTTTCAACGATGAACACTTCGGTTCGTAGCGCCGCTGCCACTGCCGCCGATAATGCTCAGACTGCCGCTACAGCCGCAGGGGCGGCAGCCGCAGCCGCAGCCGCTGGTGCTGTAAACACTGCATTACGAGGAGTAATCTCTAGCGAAATATCCACGCTATCGACTTTGATATCTAACGTAAATACGTCACTTGTTTCAGACTTTACTTCTCTGAGTACTTCTTTTGATGGCATGAATACGACGGTAAGTACTCTATCAAGTTCTCTAGATGGTGTAAGAGGTAGCTATGGTGTTTCGGTAGATAATAATGGACACATTTCTGGTTTCTCATTAGTATCAACACTTGCAGAAGATTCGTCAAATGCTACTTCAGAATTTACGGTTGCGGCTAATAAATTCAATATTGTCAACCCAACTGATCTGAACAATTCGATAGCTCCGTTTGCTGTTATCACTAGTGGGGCAGATGCTGGCGTTTACGTGAACGGTGCTGTTATCAAGCCTGGGTCTATCACAGCAGAATCAATCAACGCTATCAATCTATCTAGTTTGTATGCGGACTTAGGAACAATTACGGCAGGTACTCTGTCAAACGCTTCAGGTACATTTTTCATCGATCTAAATAATGGTACAATAACAATTTCAGTATGAGGTAAAAATTATGGCTATAGAATTCGAATTAGGACAAAAGTGGTCCGTAGTATACGGTGAGTGGGAACAAGATGACGTGAACGGTGACTTTGAAGTTGTTGAAGAATCCGGTATCGAAGACACTATTCACATAGGTACTGGTATACTATGTACTAAGAAGTGGTCAGGTAAAGCATGGCAATTTAGAAAAGTAGATTGTGTTAGTCTTGCCGCAGAATATATTGATGAGGGTCTTGGTACTAATTACTGGGAATACTATATGAACGAAGTGAAGGGCGAGTTCTATCGAAATCACTTACACAGTGGTATTGCAGGATACTTTGATGAGCATATGCCCGACTTTCAGATTGTCGAAGATAATAATGATATTAGAAAATATGACGTTCTTGTGTATCAGCTATGGGATATTGATGATCTACAGAGCCCACATATAGGAGTCTATATCGGAGATGAGAAGTTGCTTACAATCGATCCTGGCAAGATGTCTTCAGAAGACCCATTAGACAGAAACAAAGTAATCAGAATATATAGGTGCATTCATGCCTAATCACACATTTTTCACATCAGCCGAATCTGGTAAAATTCTTATCAAGAATTATGATAGCAATGACACGCAGACATCGTTGAAAAATTTAGCAAACAGTCCCTCGACTTCAAACCAAGACTTGATCTTTCATAGTGACTTCAACTTCCTGACAATTGTTGGCACAGTATCACAGGCTTCGGTATCATTGCCAGCCTTCACTAGAAACGTGCATAGTTGGAGTAGTGGTGGTAAATGCTTTATCTCAACTGCGGCTTGTGAGATCATGGGACTAGATGATTACGGTCCAGCATTGCAAACTCTAAGAGACTATCGTGATGGTTGGATGTCTGAAACGGAAGAAGGCAGAAAACTTGTAGAGGAGTACTATGAAATGGCACCTGGTGTCGTAGATGCTATGAATAGTTTAGAAAATCCTATAGAAGCATATAGCGAACTTTATCATAAATATATTATGAAAGCAGTAACCGAAATAGAGAATGGCCAGAATGAAGAGGCACTTCACACGTACAGATCAATGTGTGATGTGGCTAAAGGTTATCTAGGAGAATGATTTGCCATCAGCATCTATACCAACGCTACAAACAAACACAGTTCTATTAGGCTCTAGTCCTATAACGAATCCTACATCTCTACTATTGAAAGTTGGTGGGGTGATTTATGGTGATGCCTACGATCTGGTAAACACAAACTACACCCGCAGAATATTTCCAACGTATAATGCCACAAACAATAATATCTACCTAACGTCTATTGATATTGCTCACGGCACAAATATGCCCACTACAACACTATCGAATGTTGAAGTCTTAGTAATAGGAGTTCAGTAATGGCTGGCATAAAAAGCTATAAAGGCGTATCAGTTTATAACATGGCTAGAGGCAGTATTGACTCTGACTTTGGCTATTCGGGCGATAAGCTGAATACTTCTAGATTGATTGTCCCAGGAACTAGTAGAAGGGTAGGTAGAATTAGGGCTACAGACACTAGTTTGCCCACATTCTCTGACGCTCTGGACTTTCTAGGTATACGCAATGGTACGATATCTTCTGGTGCAACATTCAGTAGAGGTATGGAATCTATAGAATATGTGGCGCAGTTGATAAAAGACTTCAAGACTGCAAACCCTACTACAACTGCACAAGTACAGTCTTATGGTATGGCTACGGCGCTAAACTGTTACCTTATTGCAGATGTTATCGAAGATCAGGTGGGTGGCAGTACTGATGGCTTTCTGAATGACATGTTTCAGATAATGAATGGAGTTACCTTTCCTGGTAACTGGAAATTCTGGCAGATGCCTGGATACTATACGCCTAGTGCTTCTATAGCACAAAAGTGGAGATCATTCGTTACGTTAGATGGTGGTGTAGCCTCTAGTTCTCAATGGTCAGAATACGAAGTCAGAAAGAGGTATGCCCACGCAAATAACCTATTCAAGCCACTGATACTTCAGAATATGATAATGCGTCCTAGTGGCATATATACGTTTGCAACTCAAGCACTAAGTCCAAGTAGCAACACTGAATATCAAGAATACGAATACACACAAACAGGATTCACTACATCTAAACTCTATCTGAAGAAAGATCCTGCAGGTCAGTTTCAAACTGGCGGTCTAAAGAGATGTCCTGTGTTCAACGGATCAAGTAGTACTGGCTATATACCAGACAACCAAGAATTAGGTCACGGAGAAATTGCACCTGTATATTATCCAGAAGACCCACCAGTGACATACTCTCGTAGATTTAGATGCGACTTGAATAGTACTAGTACATATTGGTTCAGCGGGCTTGTTCACCAAGACGTGAAAATACCTAGTACTGGATATATTTCGCCACCTATCAATTTATTCGACAATATGTATTGGGCGCCTGCACCAACATTCAAATATAAAGCGTATGATGAAGCTGGAAATGTACAGACACTAAGCGTTTCTAATAGCACTCAGTACTCCTCAAATGGTGGACAAGAAAAATTCACTATCATGCAAAGACAATCCGGTCATCAACTTTCAAATACAGACTCAGCCCAGGCGTTGTCATTTAGACCTAAGATGGATTACTTTGCTACTACAGTAAATGGTCAAAAAGTTTTGAAGAAAGGTCGAGTATATTTTGGCGTGCCTGGAAATATATTATATCACACTACCCTGTATGCATCTATGATCATGGGCGGTTCCCTAAACTACAACAATCTACACGATAGACTTACAGATGGCGGTACTGGTCAAATGTCAGGATTTGGAGTTGGATTATCTGATAGTGATGTTATAGAGTGGAGAGTAGATTTTGGCTTAATGCGGTCTGGCTACAACGAGTGGGATCTTCCTAGCAATTGGTCAGACAGATTTGATATTACTAACTCGGGTGTGACTTCTGGTTTCACAGCTCCCGAGGACTTCAACACAGTTTACGGACAAATTGACCCACTAGTTTTTGACTTTGCGGTGACGCCATGACGCTGAAAGTAACATCAAATAACATAGAGATACTAAACTCTTCTGGAGTAACTAAGTTCAGTGCCGATGAGCCTCTACTATATGTTGCGGGATATGAATACGGAACAATAGATATGGGCTCAGGCACAAACAGTTCCGGCAGTGCGGTTTTCGTAGCGCAACACTATATACAGTTAGCATCAGCAATCGAAGACAATGAAGTGCCTGTTCTGTATATCACCATCACAGGATCATCTGATTTTGGAGATCCCGCTTCTGCATTGAGTAATGTGAGACAACCTGCGAATGCTGTAGTCCCTATTTACATTAGGGGATATCCTAGCGGTAACACACCAGCCTCAGATCAAACAACACTATCTATCGCTCCTCATGGTAAATTCGGATACTTAGTGAGACTTCATTATTATGGAACAAATCTAGGCTATGCTAACTCATTGTATGCATCCTCTCAGGGCATGACTGCACCAACACTATCATTTGATTGGGAATTATATAAATATCGTTATCTAGACGTATAGGAGATTATTATGAATATAGACAATTATGAAATCAGTATCCTACGATTTGCCGCAAACAACGTAGAACGAACATCAATAGCACAAGTCGCATTGACTGAGGAAGTGGCAGAAGGCATCATTCGTCAGGTAGGCATATATGACTTATCCCTAGCTAGAGCGTTCACTTCTGTTGGCGATCCACAACTACTTCTTGCTATTCGTGAGAAGCTAGAATCAATTCCCGAATAAAAAAGCTTGACATTTACGGACCCATGTGTTATTCTATAGCATAGAATAAATTAGGATTATTATGTTTACACACGTAGAGTTAGATAAAAGTAATGTCCCAGAGTTAGAGTGCGAAACTCTTCCTACTGGTCGGACATACCAAACACCCGAGGGCAACAAGTACCCATCGATCACTACAGTTCTGAGTCTCAGAGGCAAAGAAGGCATTCTCGCTTGGAGAAAAAGAGTGGGAGAAGAAGTTGCTAATAAGATCAGTCAACAAGCCGCTACACGTGGTACTGCGGTACACACGCTGGCAGAAGACTATTTGAACAATAAAGAAGACTGGGCTAAGAAAGCTATGCCAGCGAATATCTTCTCGTTCAATCAGATCAAGCCCATCTTAGATGAGCGAGTCAATAATATCTGGGCGCAAGAAGTCCCACTATATTCTGATAAGTTCAAGATAGCTGGTCGAGTAGACTGTATTGCTGAGTTCGATAATGAACTAACAATCATCGATTTCAAGACATCACGTAAGCCAAAGAAAGAGGAGTGGATTCAAGGCTACTTCACTCAAGCGGCTTTCTATGCGGCAGCCTTCTATGAGAGAACTGGTGTTCCTATCAAGAAGTTTGCTATTATCATTGCTGTAGACGATAATGAACCACAAGTCTTCACGGGTAACACCTTTGACTATCTCAAAGAGTTACTAGAAATAAGAATTGAGTACGCAGAGGTAAAAGGTATATGACGTTTATAGAAACTTTAGTCGGTATTGTATTAGTCGCTGTAGGTGCGAAAATTCTGTGGGTAGCCACACTCATCAATGATGAACGTAAGAAAGCCTACAGAGCAGGCACACATGACTACTATGGTAACAAAATCAAGGAAGACGAATAGTGGCAACAAAGAACGACATCACTGGTGATTCTATCAAGTCTAAAGGACTGTCTCAGCAAGGCCGAGATAACTGGGATAGGATCTTCGGTGAGAAGAATCAGAGACATAAACAGCAAGACATGACTGAACTCAATGGCGATGGTAATCGTGATAGAGGTCGTTATGGCGAAGACCTAGAGAGCAAAAAAAAGTAAAAAAAGTTCAAAAAAAGGGTTGACATCTCTGTATTTCCATATATAATGTACTAGTAATTGAGAGGAAATATGATTATGAATGTTTATGAAGCCCTAAAGTTTGCGACTAAAGCGCACGAAGGGCAAGTTCGGAAATATACTGGTGAAGAATACATCACTCACCCTGTTGCTGTAGCAGATATGGTCGAACATTACCTAGATAGCATAGGGTTCTATACAGAAGAGCAGATTCAAACTGCTATCCAAATTGCTATACTCCACGACACTGTAGAAGACTGTGATGTCACTATCGAAGAGATCGAAGAACTCTTTGGTGCTGACGTTGCTCAAGGTGTCTGGTTTCTTACCAAGACTCCCGCTTTCGTGGGAAATCGGGCTCAACGGAAAGCACTGTGTGAAGCACGGCTAGCCCAAGCGCCTGAAATCATCAAGATCATCAAAACGTGTGATATGCATCACAACAGCAAGAGCATCGAAGAGCATGATGCCAACTTCTGGGAGCTTTTCAAGAAAGAGACCAAGGCTTTGTTGATTGCAATGGACACTACAGATGTTATGTTTGAACTAATAGAATTGGAGAAAGAATGATGACGTATAATCGTGCAATAACTGTTTTGACCCGTAGAGCAACCGAGTTCTACGGTAAAACGTTTGAATGGCTTGTTGATGCTATGGATAATGGCTTTGATGAGAACCTAACTGTTACTGAAGCTTATAAAATATATAAAATGGAGACAAACTATGTGGGTAGCTAAACCGAATCTGAACAATAACAACGGCATCAAAGAATTTGAAGATGTCAAGCAAGCAGTGGCGTACTTAGAAGAGTACACTGGTATTGAGATGGCTTATGATCGTTGCCGTAAGACCAAGAAGATCACCTATGATTGGCAACTTCTAGATAAGCTGTGGGAAAAAAGTTGAAAATAATTTCACTTTTTTTGAAAAAAGTGGTTGACAATGTGGTCCAACCTGCTATTATATATCTGTAATCAAAAGAAACGGAGAAAAAATTATGGCTTACGTATCACAAGAAATGAAGAAAGAACTCGCTCCTGCTATCAAAGCAGTCCTGAAAGAGTTCGGCATGAAGGGCAGTATTGCTGTTCGTAACCACTCAACTATTTGTGTGAATATCAAGTCAGGTAAAATTGACTTCTCTGAGAACTACACCCACGGTGATCGTTACATTCAAGTCAATGAGTACTGGATTGATGAGCATTACGAAGGTGTTGCTCAGAAGTTTCTGAACAAGTTGTTAGCGGCAATGAAAGGTCCTAACTACTTCAACAATGATGATGCGATGACTGATTACTTTCACCGTTCGCATTACACCGATATCAATATCGGTCAGTGGAACAAACCTTATGAGGTAACTGCATAATGTATGAAGTAAAGAATAGCGAAGGCGAAACAGTTTGCCTTTGCACTCGCCTTGAAGATGCCCAGTCATTTGAGTCTGCCGGAAAAATCGACAAGACTGAATACACCATAATCCATTATCCGATAAAAGTAAAGGAAACAAATATGTCGCAAGTTGCAGTAATCCATACAGCCTTCGAAGAAAGTCCACGAACGGTTGCTTTTGTAAACATTCCCGAAGACGCTCGGTCAACTGATGAGGCTCTAGAATATGCCTATCGTTGGACTAACAACGTCATGGGTTCTTGGAGTCGAACTGATATCGAAGATAACGGTGACTATAATCCAGACGTAACTGTTATGGCTTCTCTAGGTGAAGGTGGCATGGGTCTTCGATCTACTTCGATGGGTGACCAAATGCTGATCGGCAATAAGAAATACAAAGTTGCCGCTTTCGGATTTGAGGAGATCGTGTAGTGATAACTCCTACCGAGTTCTATGCAATGCTTGAACAGCATGATTGGTTTTATAGCTACTCAGACGACCATCGTGTCTGGACTGCGGGCAATGAAGCCAATCGAAAACTTCAGTCTATCATTCAAGAGGAATCTCTCTTGACCCGAATGTATATTGACTACGCCAAGTGCGTTCACAATCCCGATCTTTCTAAGCCTAAGCTTGAAGACTATTTGAAATTTGAGGAGAAATAAATGATTAGTGAACTAGTAAATGATGTTATGGTAATTGAGTCCGTGCTGATTGCAATGGACGAAGGTGCCAGTGATGAGAAGCGAGCGGCTATCTATTCTTTGGAAAAGATGATGCACGAAAAGCAGGCAGTTATCGATGCCTTTGAGAAAGCCTTTGCTGAGTAATGTTCACGAATGAGTTTGAATGGGATGCCAGTATCACAACTGTTATGGACGAGACTGGTAAGTTAGAGGATGTGGAACTTATCATTGATGATGATATGGTGTATATCAAACAGTGGACAGAGAAAGAACATATGCCCGCTGATTTGATTTGCTTGACACCTAAGATGTTTTCTGATATGATAGAAGCACTGAACCAAACAGAAGGGTTCTATATAACAAGGTATAAAAGATGAACATATTTATTTTACATGACGATCCAGTCAAAGCGGCTCAAGACCAGTGTGACAAGCACGTGGTCAAAATGATTGTAGAGTCTGCCCAGATGCTATCTACAGCCCATCGTATGCTTGACGGCACGATGGAGTTACGACCATCTAAGTCTGGTAAGCGCATGGTAAAATATTACGTTCATCCAAACGACAACTACGAAGGTGTACTATATAAAGCAGTACACCATTTTCATCCTTGCACCATATGGACAATGGAGTCTAGCGATAACTACAAGTGGCACTATGAGCATTTTATCGCTTTGTGCAAAGAGTATGAATACAGGTATGGTAAGCAACACAGTACATATGGCTTACTAAAAGATATCTTAGCACCACTGCCTAAGAATATTCCGAATGTGGGGCTAACTAAATTCAGATTGGCTATGCAAGCCAATCCAGAGTGTATGTTTGAAGACAGCGTGAAATCTTATCGTGCCTTCTATCATACTAAACAAAGCCGTTTCAAAATGGCATGGACAAAACGTAGTGTCCCAAATTGGTTCGTTTTTGCATAGGAGAGATTTATGAAATATTATAAGATAGAACCGACCTATAAGAAGTCCGTAGTAGAGTGGACAATATTTAGGCGTGAAGTTGAAGGTAAGCCACAGTTTCTTAGAAAAGAGTTGGGTTGGCGATGGGGATCATTTCTCATTCAAGTTCCCGACACTGATGCTGAGAAGCTTGAGTGGGCAAAAGATAAGGGGTACGATTCAGTACAAGAATGTTTAGAAGACTACTATGGTCACGAAGACGTAGATAGTAATCCAGACCTCTCTGAATACTTACTACCTGACCCAGAGGATGATTACATCGAACTTGAAGACTTTGAGTCCGAGATGATCGAATGTTGGGATGGCTGTTGGGATGATTGGTCCATCTCTACCCCAAGTGCCGATGAAGATGAAGTGATGGACGAGGAAGAAGAGGATGCAATTCTCGAGGCTGCCCAAATCGCATATGATGAGGAGTACGAGGAAGGCGTTGAATCGTTAGGTTGGACATTCGTAGATTGTCAATTCGATATTTGCTGTACGACTACGGCAGTAGAATGTGATGAACACGGTATGGTCCCAGAAGATGAATAATAAAAACAAGGAGACTTATGGCAACAAAAGCAAAGGCGTTTAGTGCGGTACACGTTAGGACCCACAAAAAAACTTCTATAGGAAGAAAGCCAAAGATGGCATCAATGAACAAGTCAAAGAAGGCTAGCTTCAAGCATTATAGAGGGCAAGGTAAATGAATCAGTATGAAGATTTTCCACCGTGGCTGATCAAGGGCGGAACATTATTTTGGATAGGTATGATAGTATATCTTTTGATAATATCTAATTTCCAAACAGAAGAGGTTGACACCCCAAAAGAACCTGTGATAGAATACACGTTTCATGGGCATCCAATTATAGTTGAAGAACTAGAGCCCATCAAGCCTATTGTAGAACCAATTGAGATTGTACCTGAAGAGGAATAATAATGAATATCAAACATGCACCTATTTTCGATACCAAAAGAGTTGAGAGACTATACAGTGAGAAAGATGGTGTACCAGTGAAGTACATATGTACTACCGACTTATCAGTGAGTGATAGACCCATTGATGTTTTCTATAGAGATACACCACATCCTGAATTTGGCAATAGATACTTCGGTCTCTTTCGTAATACCCATCCAGCGGCAGACGCAGACGGGAATATATTGATTACGAATGCCGATGAAATCGAATCATACGAATTTGGTATGATCGAAGATAAAGATGGATGGATGTGGTACTCCCAGTGTCATCATGACTGCTTATTCTTAGATGGTAAGATGATCGATGGTGGTCGCCAATACATTAGATCCACTGGTGATCATGTGGTCTTTGCCGTAAAAAATGGCAAATTTATTGAAAAAAAGTGAAAATAATTGAAAAAAGGGGTTGACAACCCCATCAAATCCATGTAGGATGTACATGTAACTGAGAGAGGTGATGTATGTTCAATCAAAAATCTGTTCTTGCCCGTCTTCTTGCTAATGAGAATATCACGGTTCAGCAAGGCAATTATGAGTCCGCATACTTCGATGTCAAGTCACGTACACTCGGAATTCCATTATGGAAAGATATGAGTAAAGACGTGCTAGACCTATTGGTCGGTCACGAAGTATCCCACGCTCTATTCACACCAGCAGACTTCAACAAGTATATGTCAGAGGGCATTCCGCACTCTTGGCTAAACATCGTTGAGGACGTGCGTATTGAGAAGTTGATTCTCCGCAAGTACCCCGGTCTAGTTAGTAACTTCAAGCGTGGCTACCACGAACTGATGTATGGTGACTTCGACCTGTTCAACATCAAAGGTCTAGATTTCGAAAAGATGGTCTTCATGGATCGTTTGAATGTTCATGCTAAAGCACGTGATATGGTAAACGTACCATTCAACGATGATGAGATTCCCTTTGTCAACCAAGCTAAGGCTTGTGAGACATATGAGGATGTAGTTCAGTGTTGCCGTGACATTCAAGCCTTTCTGAAAGAGAAGGGTGAAGAGACTCCTCAAGAATCAGAAGAAATAAAGATCGATCCTGAAAGTCTGCAAGACCTTCTCGACCAACTATCTTCTGAAAAAGTAGAAGATGATGACGATGGTGAAAGTTCTAGCGACTCGTCCAGTGAGTCTGAAGAAGGCGAAGAGGGTGAAGAGCCTGGCGAATCTTCTACTGACTCTGAAGAAGGTGAAGAGGGCGAAGAATCTAGCGACTCATCCACTGAGTCTGGTGATGGTGATGAAGAGACTGATGAGGAATCAGAATCATCTAGCGACACTGATGAAGAGGGTGAGACCTCAGAAGATGTTGCTGAGACTCCTCAACTGCCAAGCGGTAACTCTGATCAAGAAGCTTTCACTGATAAAGCTTATGAAGACAATCAGAAAGACCTAGTTCAAGGTAAAAGCAAAGCTTATGTCGAAGGTATCAAAGCCAGCGATTTGAGTAACATTGTTATTCCCTACAACGTGGTTGCTGAGTTGCGTCAAAAGCGTATCGATGTCATCAAAAAGCATGAGAGCCACTACTACTTGGATGAAGAGACTGTCTTCCCTACTGTCGCTTTCAATGAATGGATGACCGACACCAAGCGTGTGGTAAATCTCATGGTCAAAGAATTTGAGATGCGTAAGGCAGCCTATCGTTCAGCCCGTGCCCGTACTTCTACACGTGGTACGCTTGATGTAAACAAGCTTCACAAGTACAAGTATGAAGACAACCTCTTCAAGCAGGCACGTCAACTGGCAGATGCCAAGAACCACGGCATGCTGATGGTAATCGATTACTCTGGTTCTATGCACCGCATGATGCCTTCTGTGATCAAGCAAACTCTTGCTCTGGCAATGTTCTGCAAGCGAGTTGGTATTCCGTTCGAAGTTTACAACTTCACTACCTTCAGTAGCCGTGACAGTGATCACCCATTCATCGCTAAGATGGTCGAAGCCAAGAAGCAACGTAAGGTTGCGATACGTGATGGTGTGACTACTTTTGATTTTGATGAACTGGCAATGTGTGAATTGATGAACTCATCCATGCGTAAATCAGATTATGAGATGGCTCAGAAAATGCTGTTCTGGCAAACAACGGGTCGTTACATGGGACCAGGTACTTCAAGTGTTGAAGAACTCGGATCTACTCCTCTGAACTCCGCTCTGATGGCTAGCGTTCACCTGCTCAAGAAGTTCCGTGCAAAGTATGCCGTCGAAAAGATGAACCTAGTGACTCTTACTGATGGCGACAGTAACTACCCTCACACCAACTACGGCAACGATCTATACGTCCGACGTGATGATGCTGTTGATCGTGGTGAGCGTTTTGAAGTTCCTGATGACTACATGGTCAATGTTGACGGCAAGCTTGTCGAATACTCTGGTCGTAGGTACTACGGTGGAAATTCTCGAAAGTTCACCACTGGTATTCTTGATGCAATCAAGGGCATGGGAGTTACCACGATCAACTACTATGTGGCTGAACGTGCTAAGGACTTCACGTACCAAGTTCGTGGAATGTTTGGCTGGGATGATACAATCTTACGTGGGGCTCGTAAAGAGTTACGTGATAAGGGTGTTTACACCGTGGATAATCAGTTCGGATACGACCGTCGCTTCGTTCTCATGAATGAACAGGTCAGTGCTGAGGTCGAGGAACTGGAAGTCAACAGTTCTATGACTGCGGCTCAGGCTGCCCGAGCATTCAAGAAGTCCAGTTCTTCTAAAAAGAAGAGCCGAGTGATTACTCAAAAATTCGCTGAGATTGTCGCCTAAAATAAATTGAAAAAAAGTGAAAAAAAAGCTTGACAATCTGGTGGATCCTGTTAGGATATAGACTGAATTGAGGAGATACTGTATGAATTATGAAGTCCAAATGATCGAAAACATCAAAGAGTTTGAGGGTATGGTACCCTCTGGCTTTGATCTCGTTGAGTTTGAAGAGGGTACTGACCCAGCTGATGGGCTAGTTCTCTACGGCTTTGATGAAGTTGGCATGTTCGGCTTCAAAAATCCTCGTCACGCTTTTTTGAAATTTATTTGAAAAAGGGGTTGACATTGCCTACAGAATGGTGTAGGATACACTAGTAATGACAATTGAGAGAGACTATATTATGAAAATATCTGATACACAAGCAAGTTTGTTGGACCAATTCGTTGCGGCGAATCCAGAGCAATCCACGTTCGAACGGGCTGAACTCTTTGAGTTCGCTGAGAACAATGGATATAGTGGCTCTGCCGCTTATACACTGATGAAGAAACTACCTCGTGTAGGTCGTGGTGTTTACGAAATGGTCGGGTCAGGCAATGTAGTGCCCATGCCCACTGTTCAGCCTGCGGCGATAGCGCCCGCTGTTCAGCAAATAACTGCGCCTCAGGTGCAGTCTACAGTCAACTCGGAAGTCTTCATTCCATCGAAGATTGCTGAGTTTGTCAAGTGGGGTTACTTTGCGGATGTCAAAAAGATTATTGACTCCAAGATGTTCTTCCCCATGTTCATCTCTGGTCTATCTGGTAACGGTAAGACTATGATGGTTGAACAGGCTTGCGCCCTAGCCAAGCGTGAATATGTCCGTGTTCAAATTACTCCCGAAACTGATGAGGATGATTTGATTGGTGGATTCCGCTTGCTTGATGGCGAGACCGTCTTCTCGAAAGGCCCGGTCATCAAGGCGATGGAAGCTGGTGCAGTATTACTCATCGATGAGATTGACCGTGGGTCAAACAAGTTGATGGCTCTGCAAGGCGTACTAGAGGGCAAGCCTGTTCTTATCAAGAAAACCGGTGAGATGATTCACCCAGCCCCAGGGTTCAACGTTATTGCTACTGCGAATACTAAGGGTCAAGGTGATGAAGCTGGTCGTTTCATTGCGGCTACGATCATCGATGAGGCGTTCCTTGAGCGTTTCAATGTCACTCTTGAACAACCCTACGCTTCTGCGGCTGTTGAGAAAAAGATCATTGTCAACCACATGGACAAGTTTGGCAGTGCCGATGCTGAGTTCGCTGAGAACCTCGTCAAGTGGGGACAAGCGATCCGTAAGACCTTCGAAGATGGTGGGGTCGATGATATTATCTCAACCCGCCGTATGTGTCACATCGTTCAAACCTTCTCTATCTTTGGTGATAAGATGAAGTCTATTGAACTCTGTGTCAACCGTTTCGATGCTGATACACGTGCCGCATTCTTGGATCTCTATGAGAAAATTGATGCTGGTATGGATGAAGCCAACACTTCGGTTGAGGGTGAGTACTCTTACACAGAATCAGATGAACCATCGTTCTAAGAATGATATATAGTGATACGAGGGAGAACTATCTCCCTCTTTATACAAAGGAATGAATATGCTAAAGTATGCCCTAGGGCTAGCCGCTATCTCTTCTATGTATTTTCAAAATGCTTATTACGGTATTGAAATTGTAGCAATGCTTTTAGTTTGTTTCAGTTTAGTATTCTATAAGCTGGTGTTCGATCTTGTCACAGGACAATCTGCATCTAATCTAAGCTTTGAAAATACATGGCAAGATATGTGGACGCAACGTCTACTACATATATTAGGAGTGATAGCATTATCAAAAGCTGGTAACGAATATTTTTATGTATTAGCGTTCATCGCACCATGGATGATAATAAATATTTTTACTGATGGTTTGAACTCATTGGTGCGAATGGAGATATTAGAATTCAACGACAGAGAGGAGTAAAAATGCAACATAGTGTGGAGCAATTGATCGAACGTATAAATGCAATGCACGATAAGGCAATTGAGGTGCACCGCCTTAGAAATCAGTATAGCAGTCTTAGTGAAAAAACTTACGATAAAAGTACTTGTCAGGAACTAATACGAGACATTCAAGCAATGGCACTTGGTATAGCTATGGACAAACAAGGTGATGATATCATCACAGAAATGGATAGCTGGAAGTATTAGCTGAAATAATTAGAATAGGTTTTATGGTCTTTTTCCTAAATAAAAGGCCCTCTCTCAAACTTTAGGGATCCTTCGGGATCCCTTTTTTTATTAAAAATTTACACTCTGGATAGGCCGCATTTGTATAAATAAGAGTGCATGGGAGGAAACTATGGATTTTTTACAACTAGTAGCTGATGTAGGTTTTCCCATTGCGTCTGCAATAGCAGGCGGGTTTTTTGTATTTTTAACTTTGCGATTTATTCTTGCAGGTGTTCTGGATAATATTACCACACAACGGAGCTTTGTCAAATCGTTAGACAACCGTGTGAAAACCATGAACAATGAATTGGTTCGAATTGATATTTTGATGTGTAGTGCCTTTGGCATTAGACCCGACTTAGACCGTATAGCAAGAGCAGATGGGCAAACAGACGCAAGGAAAGACTGAGATGATTTGGAAGAATTTACTGCTTATGAAATTTGATAACGGATTTAGAATTTTGAGTGAGAAAGATACTGAAGATAAATTCTACGTTGTTGATGATATAGAGATAGAAGTGGGTGACGTATTTAGGGTTGGTCCTAATGGCTATTTTGAGCGTATTGGTAATACGAATGAAGAGGTAGCCCAAGCTGAAGAGGTATATGAAAATGCTGTGGCTTGAATACGTAATCGAACAATCAGGTAGTAACTGGCGAGTCAAAGGTGACTGGCCAGGCGAAATAATGGGTATCCAAGAAGACGGTACTCAAAAAGGTAGTCATTTGTATAGACCAGGTGACAAGTTTGAGGTCAGCGAAGAAGGCTGGCTGGTGAAGGTAGAACAGGAGTAGCATGGACTCTTCGGTTTTAGGGGATGCGATAGCGCAATATGGATTTCCCATTATTGCGGCCTTCGGTCTTGGATACTTCATTTACTATATATGGATATGGGTGACTAGAGAAGTTGATCCTGTAATCAATGAATCTCACATGACATTGATTGCGCTTATAGATAGAATACGTATGATGGATAATGACCTTATCCGATTGAACACTAAACTAAACATGATCTTGCAGGAGCAAGAACGAATCAAAAATGAAAATGCTTATGAAAAAGAAAACAATAATAACAGTACTGGTAGTATCGACACTGAGTCTACTGACAGTACCAGCTAACGCCAGTGAACTAGTATGGGGGTTCAAGAACCCTTCGTTCAGTGGTATCGGCTATTCACAACACGTGTTGAGTACAGAACAACTTCAACACAATCGAAAAGAAGAACTACGAAAAGAAGCGGAAGCAGAAGCTAGACGCATAGAAAGAGAGTTAGAAAACTCTACACTCAATAAATTTTTGAGAAACATTGAATCAAGAATTTATGCCACTCTATCAAAACAAATGGTTGATGCTATGTTCGCTGATTGTGCGGACTCTTGCTCAAACACAGGCACTGCCGAGATAGAAGGTAGCACAATCACATGGCTAAGAGATGATGTAACTGGATCGATCACTCTTACCATTGTTGATGCTGATGGCAATGTAACTGAAATTACAATCCCTGGACAAGGGGAGTTTGGATTCTAAGATGAGACAACTAGTTGGTATCTTTGCTATGATTGCATTCCTACAAGGGTGCGCTGTGGTTCCAAGTTTACAGACTTTGAACAATGTGGAGATATCTCCTATAGTACAAGAAAGTCCAGTGAGTGATCGATTAGCGGCTGTGCCCCCTATTGATGGAGAGAAGTTGACTGTAGCAGTCTACGGCTTTCTAGACAAGACGGGACAAAGAAAGCCATCGGACTCAGTGGCAAATCTGTCTAGTGCGGTAACACAGGGCGCTGAAGCCTGGGTGATCAAAGCACTACAAGAAGTCGGCAACGGTGAATGGTTTGACGTTGTTGAGCGTGTTGGCATGGACAACCTTATAAAGGAACGCCAGCTGATACGTAATACCCGTGAAGTGTATGAGAAGAACGCTAAGTCGGGACCTACTCCTTTACAGCCCATGATATTTGCTGGGTTGATACTTGAAGGAGGCATAGTTGGTTATGATAGTAATACTGCCGTAGGTGGTGTTGGTGCTAGATACTTAGGCATCGGTGCTTCTACTGAGTATAGAATAGACACTGTTACTGTCGTTATGCGACTCGTTAGCGTTTCCACTGGAAAAGTTATGATGAGCATTGCTACAGAAAAGTCTGTTGCTAGTTATAGGTCTGGATTTGATGTCTTTAGATTCCACGAAATGGGTACTAAATTATTGGAATTAGAAAACGGTTATTCCGTCAATGAACCTATCAACTACGCCGTGAGAGCGGCCGTTGAACAAGGTGTTATAGAGATGATAAATGACGGTGTAAAAAAAGGCCTATGGTCATATAAAAAAGAAAACGAGGAAGACTGATGCTAAAAAGAGCAACTATTTTATCATATCTTTTTGCTATGTTTATCAGTCCTGCGGTACTTGCTAATGAAATATACATCACGCAAGTCGGTGACACATTGGACCTGGACATCGTTCAAGATGGACAGGACAACAAAATCGGTAATTCAACTACCGGTGTTACCCTTGACGGCGATACCATGACTTTCAGTATAACACAAACTGGTAACTTCAACGTAATTGATGCGGTTATCAAGGGTAATACTTATACTGGAACATGGGATTTTTTAGGTGATTCGAATACTGTCGATCTAACTTGTGATCAGACATCTGGAGTAAACTGTGAAACTGTTACTTTAGATATTGACACAGATGGAGACAATAATGATTTTGAATTCTACATCGGTGAAAATGCTGATGCACAGAATTTGATCGCTGACTTTACCGTAACAGGTGATAACAGTGCATTCGTGAATACTATCGACGGAGAAGATGCAAACATTACTGTAACTATGAATAACGCTAATAGCTTGGCGGCTACAAGCGCAAATTCAGATGAAGGTAACGTATTGACTCTTGACGTAGACGGAAATGGGGACGTAAATGGACACACAATTACACTAACAGTAGTTGGTGGTGGTTCTACGTACAACATCACTCAAAGTGGTGTCTATGACAACACTGTCGTAGCATCCTTTACTGGTGATTCCCACGATGTTGATATCACACAAGTAGACTAATGGAATGAGACCTTATGTTGTCGTTTTCCTGGCACTATTTTCTTTGGCATCTAATGCTGTAGCGAATACTGCTGGTAAAATAACTGAATATAAGGGAAGTGGAGTTCTCGAAAGAGGACGCTCTATTATCGACGGTGCGGTTGATATTGGTGTACAGCCAATGGATACTGCTGTAACTGAGCGAGGTAAAATGCGTATCGACTTCATTGACGATACACGTGTTGATCTCACTGAACACACCCGATTGATAATAGACGAGTTTGTTTATGACCCTGGCGCTGGTAAAGGTCAGCTAGGCTTACGTGCTACACTAGGCACAGTAAGATATGCTAGTGGGCAAATTGCAATGAGAAACAGAAGAAATGTTTCCGTTAAAACGCCCAGTGCAACTATTGGTGTTAGGGGAACAGACTTTGTTATGGTCGTCAATGAGATTGGCGGGACAATGATCACACTTCTGCCAAGCTGTAGTTTTGATATCATTTTACAAGAGACCTCTTGTACTACGGGTGAAATATCTGTAGAGACAGACATAGGAATTGTAATAATGAATCAGGCATTTCAATCAACTATGGTGCAAAGCAGATGGAGTAAGCCAACTCCTCCAATGGTCTTAGACTTAGAAGAGCAAGATATTACCAATCTTCTAATACTAAGAAAGAAGACGCCATACGATGAGGCTGTGGAAAATTCTCAACAACTCTCTAAAATGACGAACTTTCTGGACATCGACTTTCTGAAGTACGATGGGCTAGATTACGATGCATTGGTAGACGATATATCTGGCATATGGATTACTGATCTAAAAGACGCAGATTTTTATTTTGATGAACTGCTAGGGGACATGATAGATCAACTAAATATTCAGATAGCAAAGAGTTTATCAAACGAATTAGAAAAACAGAACGTAGAATTCTTTAGGGTTATAGAATATGGATACGATGAGAAATCTAGAGTAGAACTAGTAGACGAAAATCCTAATTGGAAATTCAGACGTGTAGATTCTTCTACGAGACACATAGTTGAATTATACTTGAGCCAGCAATTTGGCTACGTTATAAATTTGGAGCAGAACGGTGAAGCAATATACGATTACAGGCTTGGTGTTGGTACTAACTTTATCAACATTCAGCAAATACAGTAGCGCAAACGAAATTTACATAAATCAAGTGGGAGACAGTCTCACTATGGAAGTTGTTCAAGATGGTGAGGACAACTATTTCCAGTATTGTACAAACGGCAATGATTCAAATTGTAAAGATG